CGCTGCCAACGAGAGCGAGGTAGAGGTCGAGTTCCACCCGGGCGTCGTCTCGGAGAGCACGACGGCCAACGCCTCCGCTGGCTTCCCGCAGCATCGCGGAGGCGGAATGTACGTACTTTCTGACGGGTCCCAGGTCAAGGGCCGTCATAAGGCCATCGCCGCCGAAGCCGCGCTCAAGGCGTAGGTATGGCAGAAGTCGGCACCCACGAGCACATCAAGGGCAAAGGCCTCTCGGCCGTCTCGGTCACAGGCGGTGGCGGCACCCAGACTTTCGATCTTCCCGTAAGCGGCTTCGTCAGCCTCGTCCTGCTGGCTCGGATGACGGCCAGCGCCTCCGGCGATCTTGCGGTTGCCGTGCAGGCGTACGAGGACGACGGAACCACGGCGTTCGCCGTGTCGCTGCCGACAGACCAGGCCGTCGCCTCCGCCCTCAACGCAGGCGTTGCCCGGCTGCTCGCCTCCTATAAGCTCAACGGCATCGACAAGGTGAAGGTCACTGTGACCAACACGAACGTCGCCGCCCAGACGGTCACCGTCGTCTACTACGCCACGGACTAGAGTTCACACGTCGATGACGTGGACGTACGACCTCACCGAACTCGCCACATCCGAGGTGTACCAGATCCGGCTCGAGATCGGCGACACCGACGGCAGCGACCAACTCCTGCAGGACGAGGAGATCACCCAGAACATCGCGGTCGAGATGAACCTGTGGGGAGCCGCCGCACGATGTTGCGAGCAGATCAGCCGCGTCTTCCTGCGCAAGGCAGACATTCGCCTCGGCCGCGTCCTCTACCTGCTGTACGGCAAGCAGGCGACTCAGTACATGGACATGGCGAAATGCCTGCGCGTCAAAGCGCTCGGCGCCAACGTGCCGTGGATCGGCGGGCAGTTCGTCGAGGACAAGATCACGTACGCCGAGGACGAGTCGCTCGTGAAGCCGAAGTTCGCAAAGGAGATGATGACCGACCCGTGGGTCGGTGTCCTCGGCTCCGACACCGACAACTCGACGGCCGGGCTTCCCATCGGCGAACAGTGAGCAAACTGCCTCCGCAGATCAAAGGGCTGATGCTCAACGAGGTCACCTGGGAGGGCTTCATCGGGCAGGATGGTTTCACCGACGAGCTCTACACGGAGCCGCGCACGATCAAGTGCTGGATCGAGGAGAAGGGCGGCTTCGGAGGCATCCAGCGCAACCAGGCCGGAAGCAGCACTCTCGTCGATCCGAAGGTGGACGTGTACATGGACCCGAACGACATCGACCCTTCGACGGTGACGATGCGTGACCGCTGGACGTATACGATCAACGGCCAGGAGTTCATATCGCAGGCCGACCGTCTAGCCATCACGACCGGCCCCGACTCGAGCCCCTGGCTTCTGGTGGCGACGCTCTAATGACCGAACGGCAGGGTTCGTTCTCGGATTCGTACGAGGCCTTCCGCGAGGGCGTGGAGGACGGACTTCGCGTTGCCGCCGAGGAGATCATGGCCGCCGCCGACGTGCTCTGCCCAAAGGACACGCTCACGCTCGTCCACAGCCGGTTCATCGACGACGTCGAGCGCTCCGCGACCGGAGCCAAGGTCACGATCGGCTACGGACGCGGCACCGACTTCAACCCGAAGACCGGAGAGCACCCCAGCGAGTACGCCGTCCCGGTGCACGAGATCCTCAACGCGCGTCACGCGCCTCCCACTCAGGCGAAGTACCTCGAGACGGCAGCGCTCGCCTACGAGCCGACGTTCGGAGCGACTCTGCGCATCACGATTGAGGCGAGACTAGTCTCGAGGATACGCCCGTGACCGCCCTGATGGTCGAAGAGATTTGCGAGTTCCTCGTCTCGTTCTCGCCCGCGATCACGCTCGGAACCCCCGCCGCCGCGCTCAGCTTCAACCCGACCGGCAGCACCGGCAACATCTACGGATTCGACATGCCGGACAAGCCGGACGCGTGCATCAGCATCTGGCCGTACGGCGGCTCGCTCCCGCATCTCGTCGACAACGTGGACGAGCCCACATTCCAGGTGAAGGTGCGCGACATGGTCGTGCCGTCCGGGGAGAAGACGATCCAGGGCGTCTTCAACGCGCTGCACGGCATCTACGAGCGCGCGCTCGTCCCCGCTGGAGACTGGTACTGGAACCGCATGTTCGCGCTGCAGAACCCGATCTACCTCGGACGCGACGACGTCCAGCGCCACCTCTGGGTGCAGAACTTCCGCGGCTTCGTCCGCAACCCGTTCCGAGGCGTCGAAGGCGCCGTCGACCACTAGGAATCCCCGCGCTGCCGATACCTACGGCCGCATGCTCACGTACGAGAGCAAGGGGGGTTAGCAAGTGGCAAACCCAAACGCGATCGCCGGGAAAAACGGGTCCGTCTACATCCCGGGAACGCCGAATGCCCCCATCGGAGAGATCACGCAGTGGCAGATCCAGGCTGACCGTGAGAACTACGACCAGACGGCGCTCGGCGACGACTGGAAGCGGTTCGTCATCGGCCTCGCCGGATGGTCTGGCAGCCTCACCGGCTTCTACGCGATCCCGAGCGACTCGGCCGGACAGCTCGTTGTCTACAACGCGCTGATCAACGGCATCGAGTTCGCCTGCCAGTTCGTCACGGCCGTCGGCGGTGGCTTCTTCGAGGGAATCATTCACGTCACACAGTTCACGGTCGGCAACCCGAACAACAACTTGGTGTCGATCGCGTTCACCTTCACCGGAAACGGCACATTGCAGCATCTGCCGTAGCCGTGCGCTCCTTCTCCGGATCCGGGGGGGCGGTCTACCTGCTCGGGGATCCCGTGACGAACGGGGTCTCTGAGCCGTGGCGCCCGCGCGCGCTGCTCGCGAAAGTCGCGCGCTGGGGCATGCGACTCAACGAGAACGTGTTCGTGGCACCGACGATGGGCGCCGACTCCGTCCATGTCAAGCCGCAGCCGACGACCGCACGTCTCGAGGTCGAGGAGATCACCGGCATTGAGGTGGCGACCGGCGACGAACTGCTGGTCGAAATGCCCTTCATGGGCGGCAGCATCCGCGGCGTCGTCGAGGTGACGACGTCCGTGGCAAACCAACTGCAGGGCGACCCCCTGCTCATCGACGACCTGAAGGAGGTCGAGTATGTCCAGTGAGACCCCCACCGCGACAGAGCCGAAGCAGGAGCCGATCGCAAAGGCGCCCCCGGCTGCCGAGAAGCCCGCGCCCGTGTCCGAGCCGAAGGTCGAGCCAGCATCGAACGGTTACGCCGACCGCAACGCGTTCCTGTCCCTGATCGGCGACCTCGCCGAAGACGACATGACGTTCACGACCACGAAGGGCAAGGAGATCAAGCTCCTCGTCCGCGAGATCACCGGCAAGGAGCGCGCCGACCTGATCACACTGCAGGCGGCCGCGTACGCGAAGGGCGAGCTCGACATGGTCAACTACGAACGGAAGATGCTGCTCGCGGGCATCGTCGATCCGGAGTCGCCGGAGGGCGCCCGGCAGCCGCTCCTGAAGTCCGGTGACGCCGACGCGCTGATGGGCTTGGGGGCGTCAAAGGTGGCGTTGCTTGTCGCGAAGATCGAGGAGTTGTCGGCGATGGGTGTCGTGAACCAGACGAGGGTCGAGGGAAACTCCGCGACCACCCCGAGCGACGACTCTACTTCCGCATAGCGGAGTCACAGGGGAAGAGCGTGAACGAGATGCTGGCGACCACGACTTCCTCAGAGATCGCCGAGTGGGCGGCCGAATACATGCTCCGCAACGAGGACGAGGAGCGGGCATATAAGGAGGCCGATGCTGAACGTCAGGCCCCCGAGGGCGTTGCGGGCGTGCTCGACGAGGATGCGGAAGCGGAGATCCTGCGGGTCGCGCGCGAGCGGGGGTACGAGGTCTAGTTGGAAGTCGCCGAACTCACCGCGACTCTTGACGCGAAACTCGAGCCGCTCGCGCGCGCCCTCTCGCAAGCTGACGCTCTCCTCGTGGCAACTAGACGCGAGCTGAAGTCGGTCGAGGAAGCGTCCGCCAAGGCGGGCGTTGCTATGGGACAGGTGAAGATGCGCTCCGGCCAGGCTGCAGAAACGACCGGGGTGATCGAGGCGATCAAACGCGGCCTCGGCAGCCTGCGAGACAAAGCGGTGGATACCACGCGGTCGCTCCGAGACGTGAAGATGACGTCGCGTCAGGCGGCGGAAGACACCGCCGTCACCGAGGTGCTGATCGCAAACCAAAACCGCCTCCAAAGACAGATACGCCAGACGAGGCGTGAACAGGCATTTGGTGGTGGGGGCGGAACGGGGCTAGGGGCCCTCGGATCCATCGTTCCGGGAGGCGGGCGAGCCACAGGTGCCGCCTTCGGCGTCGCCGTCGCGGGCGCAGCGGCGCTCGCAGCCCCGTTGGCGCCAGCGGTAGGCATCATCGCCGCCATTCCCGGGCTCGTCGCCCCCGCGGTCGCCGCGCTCGGCGTACTCGCACTCTCGGGCTTCGGAGACGTCACGAAGGCGATCGGCGGAAACAAGAAGGCCTACCAGGATCTTCTGCCCGCGCAGAAAGCGTTCGTCGACTCGATCCGCCAGTTAGTTCCGCTTCTGAACGGCATGAAGCAGATCGTCGGGTCAAACCTGTTCGGGCCGATGGCCGCCGCGTTGCAGTCTGTCGCCCGCAACGCCTCCGCGCTCTCTCAGATCGGCGGGATCCTCCGAGGCATGTCGCAGTTGATCGGCAACATCGCCGCATCCTGGATCAAGTTCCTCGGGTCGACGCAATTTCTTGACTCGTTCCGGCAGACGCTCTCGACCGTCGCCCCGATGTGGCAGCAACTGTCCGGAGCCATGCAGGCGGTCGTGCAAGGACTCGTCAACATGGGCGTCACGTTCAAGCCACTCGAGCAGTTCCTGACCGATGCCGCGGTGAAGGCCGCGAACTTTTTCAAGGAATGGTCGAAGAGCAAGGATGCGAAGGCGGCGAACGACGCGATCATCACGTCGCTGAAGCTGCTCGCCCAGACGGCGGACGCGCTCATCTCCATCATCAAGGGCCTCTTCGACATTCTCAAGCCGGTCGGCACGCTGCTGCTGTCTTCTCTCAACCCGCTCCTGAAAGAGTTCGGACAGTGGCTCCAGAAGAACTCGCAGACCATCTCCGGCGTTCTGATCAACGCGCTCGAAGGACTCATATCCGCCCTCAAGGGAGTCATCGCCTTCATTAAGCCGTTCGGGCCCACGATCGAGGAGGTCTTCAAGGTCTGGGGTGAGGCGATCAAGGGCATGGGGATGGAGGTCGAGTGGCTCGGCAATCACATGCACTGGCTGGCCGACGCGACGAACTGGGCGACCAAGAACGTAGTGAGCGCGGTCTCATGGATGGCGTCCGGAGTTTCGACGGCGATCGGCGGGATCAAGACCGTCATCCAGGACGTCGCGAACGGTCTGATCTGGCTCGTCAACCACATTCCGATCCCCACCTTCAAGACCGTACTCGGCATACCGATCCCCACCGGAGTGCGTTTCCTGAACATTGGCAGCGTCGATCTCAGTAGCAGCGGCGGGGGCAACCCGCCCGGAATCCAAGGTCCGACAGGATCGGGCGGCGGTGGTCAGCAATCGACCGTTCCTCCCGGAGTCCATGGAGCGAACACTGGCGGCAGCGGCTTCCCGAACTTTTCTCCCACGCCGATCAGCCCCACCGGCAGCGCCGATCCGTTCACGGGCGGCGCGGCGGGTTCGGGCGGCCGGACAAAGAAAAACACAGGCGCGAACGCCTACATCAACCCGTTCCTCGGCCGCGGCCAGGGCCGCATCGACCAAGGTCAGGATTTTAGCGGCAGCGGCCCGATTCTCGCGATCGGTGACGGGATCGTCCGTCGGGCCGCCTCGAGCGGCACGGGCTGGCCGGGCGGCGGCTGGGTCAGCATCACCCTCACAAGTGGCCCGCGCGCGGGGTGGACGTACTACGTAGCCGAGTACCTCACCCCGAAGGTCAGCGCCGGACAGCACGTCCGCAAGGGACAGGTTATCGCCGAACAGAATGGCGGCATCGAGGCCGGGTGGGTCGCCAGTCCCACGCAGGGCAGCGCGATGGCGGGCAACGCCCTCTCGTCGCAGCTCGGACAGAACGCGATCCAGCGCGGCCTCTCCAGCGACCCGGGAGGCGTTCCGTCGCCTCAAGGTCAGGACTTCGCACGCTTCCTCGGCTCGATCGGTGTCGGAGGTCACGGACGGGCAAAGCAGCCATCAGCGCTCGACCTGATCCTTCCCCCTGGCATGCAGGCCGGACTGGCGGCGGCGCAACAGGCTGTGGTGAGCGCGAAGGGTCCAGCGGCGATGGTGACGGCCGAGAAGGCGTACGTCGCAGAGCTCGAGAAGATTCAGACGCTCCTCGATCACGAGAAGATGACCGGCGACGCGCTCGTCCGTCTGAACAAAGAGAAGCTGCTCATCGCCAAGGACCTGAAGAAGGCGCAATCCGACCTGATCACGGTGGAGAACACGCAGCACGTCCTTGGCATCCTCCGTCCGGTGCTTGGGGGCACGCAAACGCCGGGTACCGGAATGACATCGCTGAGGAAAGAGTATGCAGCGATTGAGGCAGAAATACGGAAGAGCGGGATCGCCCTAGCAGGCAGAGCCGAACTCGTAATGAGGTTGGTCGCGCAGGCGATGGAGAAGCCGATCAGGGACTCGAAGATGCGCGACATCGTCCGCCAGTTGCTAGACGGAGTCAAGAGCGTGGTGGACTCTCGAGCAGCGGCGATCAAGACCGCAATCGCGGCAATCAAATCAGCGATGGACTCGATGCAGTCGACGGCGCTGTCGGCGTTCGACGCGATCAATCAGAAGTGGAAGTCGCCAGCGCAGCAGAAGCTAGACGCGATGCAGAAAGAGGATCAGGCCAATCAACTGAAGCAGAACTTGTCGGACGCGATCACCCAATACGGCGCCGGATCTCAGCAGGCCAAGGATGCACAGCGCGCCATCGACGAAGCGGCGCTCGCGCAGCAGGCGCAGGATGAGCAGACGGCGCACGACGCCGCGGTGAAGGCGAAGAAGGACCAGTTCGAGAAGGAGTACGCCGCCCTCCAGATCCAGTTGGCGAAGACGCACGCGAGCGCGGAGACGGCCGCTCGAGCGCTGCGCACCCTTTACAGGAAGTACGGTCTGACGCCAAGCTCGGTGCAGGCAGTGACCGACTGGAACACGGCGCAGAGCCTCTTCGTCGCTGGCATGGCCGGGTTGACGCAGGCGATCAACAGCCTGTACACCGCCATCACTGGCAAGAAGGCTCCCGGTGGCGGCAAGGGAGGCGCTCCGATCATCAACCCGGACGACCCGCTCGGCGGCGGCGGGGGTGTTCCGGCGACCAACCTCATACCTCCAATGGACAAGCACAGGCCGTTCGGCTATGCGGCTGGCGGTCTCGCAAGGGCTGTCCCCGGCGGCATGTACCGAGTCGCCGAAGCCGGGCACGACGAGATGATCATCCCGCTTGATCCCTCCCGGAGAAGCCGCGCGATGCAGTTGATGCACCACGCTGCGAATATCGTCGGCTTCGCCGACGGCGGAGTCCCCAAGCCGCCAAAGGGTCTGCTGCCGCAACTCGGCCCGGGACAAAAGATCAACCCCACAACCGGACTGCCGGACGTACCAGCCTTCAGAGCAGCAGCGATGTACCTCAACGACGCAGGCCGGGATAAAAATGACACCCCGATCCTGTCGGCGCTCATCGGATCTCTCGGGCCGGGCGCGCAAGCAAAGGCGTCGATGCGCGCGACCACCACGTTCGACGGCTATCCGCTGCGACAAGGACTCTGGCGTGGCACTGGCGGTGTCGTCAACCAGCAGATGATCTCGGGGTGGAAGTCACTGTTTCCCAACGTCGTGTTCGAGACCGGAACCCCGGGCGAGCAAATCTCGTGGATGCAGGCCGCCTCGCGATTGCCGCTCGGAGGCCAGGAACTCGGAGGTCTGATCCAGAACGCCTACGCAGGCGGGTCGAAGCGTGGGTCACTACTCGAGCACGCCACATCGCACGCCGTGCACTTCTCGAAGGGCGGCTACGTCCGCGCGCGCCCGGGCGGCACGCTCGCCCTCCTCGGCGAGGGCGGACGCGACGAGATGGTCACCCCGGTCGGAGGCGGCGGGGGCGGCGGAGACATCCACCATCACATCTACATCGACTCGACCGAGATCGCCCACACCATCACCGAGCGCCAGTTGCGGTCGAAGCGCTACGGCGGCGTCGGCTTCCAGAGCTCCACGCGAAGCTGATGGCAGGACCGATCCAGGCACTCAAGCACGCGGAGTCCGCCTGGATCAAGGTCGAGATCGCGTTCCCGAACAACTGGAACGACACCTCGCTCACATGGTCGGATGTGACGAACCGCGTCCGGTTCACCACCGACGGCGGCATCTCGTGGCAGCGGGGACGCGACGACGAGTTCCAGGAGATCGTCCCCGGCACGGTCAGCATCACCTTCAACAACCTCGACCGCGCCTTCGATCCCACCTACCCCGGCTCGCCCTACTTCCCATACGTCGACGGCGGTCGGCCGATCAGGATCACCTGTTACTACCCGACTCCGGCCACCGGATTCGTCCAGTTCATCGGCCAGATCGACGAGTGGGACATCTTCTGGCCTCCGGGACGAGACGCCTACGTCGTCGCCACAGGACCGGAAATGATCGGCGCCCTCGCGAACTCCCACATCAACGCCAACGCCTTCCTATCGCTCACCGCACAAGCTCGTCTAGCAGACCTTATGGCCTACGCCGGGATTCCGGTCGCCCGGCAGAACTTCCTGAACGGGACGTATGCGATCCAGACCCAGCTCTACACGAACACCGACGTCCTCGCCGCAGCGCAACAAGTCGCATCCTCCCAGAATCAGGTGTTCTACGAAACCCGAGACGGCATTTTCCAGACCAAGGGAGTCTTCTCAGGCGTAGGTGCTCTGGCGACGTCCTTCGGTGAAAAGACCGGCACAGAGATTCCGTTCTCGACCATCGACATCGCCAACAGCGGCGCCTATCTCTACACCGTCGTCGAGATGACAGCGGCTGTCGCCCAAGGCGGAGCCCAGGCGCCGGTCGTGACGGCAACGGTCGCTGGTGGCGGACTGCAGCGTTACGGCTACAGACCGTACGCGCGCAACATCGCGGCGCTCACCCAGGCGAACGCACAAAGCGCCGCGACCGCGATGGCGGCCCTGATCGCCGCCAAAGGATTGACGCGCGTCAAGTCGGTCGTGATTAGGCCGATGCGCGCCGCCGCGATCTCGTGGCCGGTCGTTCTGGCCGCCGACTTCGGAAACACTTGCACGTTCAACTACCTGCCGCCAGGGGGCGGACCGCGGTTCTCACAGGACATGATCATCCGGTCGATACGACACGAGATCAAACGAGACTGGGTCGTCACCTGGATGACGACACCACAGCACGCATGACTGTCCTCACCACCACCGCCCCCATCTTCGGCGGCATCGTCACGGCGCAAGGCACGCCTAACGGAACCGTCGCCGTGACCGCCGCTACCAGCCTGATCGCCAACGTGGTCGTCGCTGGCGCCGGGTCGGGCTCCCTCGACATCCTCGGCGCGCACCCGGCCGACGCGAACTACGACCGCATCGACCTCGTCACGCAGGACACCACCGGGGCGTTCGTCATGGTCACCGGCACCGCCCAGTTCGGCCCCGTGCTCGCACCCTCCACGGCGAACGCGATCTTCGCCCAGGTGTACGTCCTCTCGCAGGCATCTCCGACGTACACGGGCACGATCACCAACGACGCGATCCTCCAGACGCCGGAGGACGCGTACGTGCTGCTGCCCCAGATCGCGCTCACATGGTCGTACACGTTCCTGTCCGGCGCGCAGTCGAACACCGACCCGGGCGTTGGCAACTACGGGTTCGACACGAGCCTCAACGGAACGATGGCACACATGTACATCAGCTTCCAGAACGCGGAGGCGCCGATCGGCGGCGGCATCGTCGGACTCGCCAGCGGCTTCAAACAGTGGCTCGACCAGGCGGGCAACATTGGGCCGTTCTACTTCCGCATCTTCTCAAGATCGGATCCGACGATCTGGTGGCTAGCGATCGCTACCTCGGTGGTAGACCACACCGCGTACGCGGACGTCTCGATCACCTTCATCCGCCAGTCGAACTTCACTGTCGGCGGCCCGGTGCAGCCCACCGACGTCCTGGATTCCGTCATCGCGTTCGACGGATTCGTCCCGGCCACCGAGACCGGACAGAGCGGGTCGGCGACTCTGGCCGGGGATGTGTCGATGGTGACCGCCAACACGTTTTATGACGGCCCGAGCGTCGGCTTCATCGGCAACACCGGAGAGACGTACCTACTCACTGGCTACGTGACGATCCTGGGTCCAGCCGGAACAGCGAAGACCACCGTGCGATTGACTGACGGCACGACTGTCTACGCCGAGGGCGAGAACTCAATCGGCGCCACCAGCACAGGCGTCATCACTCTCATGGCATTAGTGCCCGGCAACGCCTCGTACAAGTTCACGGCGACTTGCAACGTGAACGCCGCCACCATGAAACGCGACCCGGTCGCGAACTCGTCCGGAGCCCATGTCGCCTCGAAGCTCACCTACATGCGTATCAGTTAGCACCGATAGGAGCACAGGCATGACGCTGTCGGTCACCATGCCTTGCTCTCAGGCCGGGCGGCACCGGCCCTACTGCGGTTCTGCCGTGAGGCATCCAGGCAGGGCCCGAGATGGTTGATGCGCTTCTCCTTGCCGCATCGGCTACCAACTACGGAATCCCGGCAGCCGCCCTAATCGTGAGCGCAGCAGCCCTCCTCTACGGCGTCAAGTTCGGGCGGACAGGCACGATCGCCTCGATCGAATCGGCCATGTCCGACCGCATCGACGACCTCGTCCAGCAACTCAAGGACGCGCGCGAAGAGGGTCGCGAGTGTAAGCGGCGCTGTGACGGGCTACAGAGAGAGAACGTCGAGCTCATGCGCCGACTCGTCAACCTCGAGAAGAACGGAGACCATTGAAACGCCGTGGGATGGTCGCACTCTGGATCTCATGGATCATGGCGGCCTTCGCGATCGCATGGGTTGTCAAGGTGCAGTTCGACGTCTCCGACGAGACAGTCACCCGCAAGAAGGAGGACGCCGCCACCATCTGCGTCATCAAGACACTCCTGAACGAGTTCATCTACAACAACATCCAGATTCACTTGCCTGGCTTCGAGAAGCGAGCCGCCTTCTACCGCACCATCTACCAGCAGCTTCCGAAAGGTAGGTGTGCATGACGGAGCGTCGGGTCCTTCTCGTCACCAGAGCCATGCAGATCAGCCTGGTCGTCAGTTGGCTCGCCATCTTCGCCGCCCTCCTCTGGACGTGGAACACGGCCGCCACCGTCTCGAGCCTCAACCAGGCCGTCCACCGGATCAACAAGACCGACCTGATCTCCTGCCAGTTCCTGAACGCCGACGCAGCCACGCATCTGAAGCAGAACCAGACGACGCGCGCCAACCAGTTGAAGGCCGAGACGTTCTTCATCCGCGACGCCGACTTGTTCCTCGGTCTCTTCGCTAGCGTCAAGTCGCACTCGCCCAACATCCGCATCTTCGCGAACTACATCCGCTCCGAGCGCGACCTCGTCATCTCGATCCGCGACGGGTCCGCGCAGAACATCGTCTACAGCCAGCAGCTCGCCACGCTCGGCAGGAGACTCGCCAACCAACTCCACTGCTAGGAGGGACAGCATGCTCGCATCCACCGAGCACGACCTCATCCTGGCCGTCCTAGTGCTCGCGGCCATCGCCCTGATCCTCTTCATCTGGCATCAGCGCTGAAGCGACGATAAGCGCCAACGTCAATCCAAGGAGGCACCGTGACCAACCCCCTATCCTCGAACCCCGAGCCTGGCAAGTTCGCCTCGCCGGACATCACCGCAGCGCAAGTTCTCTCCGTCATCTCCGCCGTCGCGGCACAGGTCGTCGCGTGGGGCATTATGACGCAGGGCACGTCGGCGCAGCTCGTCTCGATCGCTGGCATCGTGCTACCCGCCGTCTGGGCGGTCGTCGACTCCGTCATCCGCCACGGGCGCGCAACAGGGAGCGCGGCCAAGTAGCGATAGACTCTACCCAGATCATCCAAGAAGGGAGTCGCATGGCTATCAGCGCAATCCGTCTCAACGTCGACCGGGAAATCTACGAGGTTCAGTACGACAAGGACGAAGTCCACGGCCCGACGGTCAGGGTGAAGTTCAAGAACGCGGACAGCGACAAGGTCTCCATCTACACGGGCGCGAACGACGGCACCTTCATCGTCACCACCGGGAAAGGCGTGGTCATCCACGACCACGTCACCGTGAACGGATCCGATGGCGGAGAAGAGGCGGGCGAGGTCTCGCTGCACGCGTAGACTTGCGTTCTTCGGCACGACACGCGAGAGGGCCTTCGGGCCCTCTCAGCGTTTCAGGGCAACCACGTGGCAGCCGAGCGCGAAGCAGGCCAACCCCACAGGGATCCCGATGATCGTCAGGCAGAGCAGGCAACCGGCGAACATCAGGAGCACGCAGAGCGGGAAGCCGACGAGCAGGGTGTAGAGGATGCTGCCGATCACTTGACACCACGGTACCACATCTGTTACCGTCGTGCCATGCCTGAGCTACATGATCGACTTGACGAGCTCGACCGCTTCCGCGACATGGACGAGCGACAGGTCGAGCCGCTCTACGCAGCCCGCGCTGCCGCTATCCGTTCAGCGCGCACGGCTGGGGCGACAGTTTCGGAAATCGCTCGCCGTCTGAACGTCGGAAGGAAGGTCATCTACGATGCCCTTGAATCGCAGTAAAGACACGACAGCGGTCGTGTACTTCTTGCGATCCGGCGAGAGAATCAAGATCGGATCGACAACGAACCCGCGAACGCGATTCGGTGAGATCGCGAATCAGATCGGCGCAGACGTGGAGTTGCTCGGATGGATGCCGGGAGACTACGCGGTCGAGCGCAACCTACATAAGCGATTCTTTGCCACGCGCATCGAAGGCGAGCAGGAGTGGTACACACCCTCGCCGGAACTCGATGCAGTGATCGCGATTGCATGTTCGGCTGCAACCTGTCCTCCCGACTCGCACAAGAGCGCAGCCGTCCGTCTCGACCACGGCACCTACGAGATGCTCAGACGGATCGGAGCACGGCGGGATCGCTCAATCTCAAATCTACTCCTGATCGCAGTTGATCTGTGGATCGCTGTCGGCTGTCCCGAGCCGCCTGAATCTCGCGCTATCGCGATTACCGCCGTGCACGGTCAATGACCGCGGTGCTGACAAGAGCGGGGACCAAAGTCTGATGCCAGACTCGACGCGCCGGGCCACCACCATGCGCTTCGCCCCGCTCCTGTGAACACCGCAACGAAAGGAGGCCGAACTCCATGACCCTCGTGCTCCCTGAAGGAGTGCCCCCAGCACCGCCGCCCGCAGGAAGCCGCCAGCTAGGCCTGCGCATGTCGCCGAGCCTGCGCCTCTCCATCGGCTTCAGGAATCCGGCACGCAACAACGCCCCCGACAAGCTCGACTACTTCCGCGCCAAGGAAGGCGCCAACGGCGAGTTCAAGGCCGCGGCCGCCAAGTTCCACTCCGAGGAGTGCTACGGACCGACTCCACGCGCGGTCGACATCCGTCTGCCCGCTCGTCTCGAGGACGCCCTGCGCATCGAGTACCTCGCGTTCAAGGGCAACCGCGACGACCCCGCTGGCGGCGTGATGACAGCACGTGGCGAGACGAACTTTGCAGCGCTCGGATGGGCTGGCGGCCCCGACACGCTCACCTTGTTCGAGCAGGACGGGGAAGTCAGGCATGTCCGCACCGAAGGCATCGACGCGCTCACCGGGAATCCACGCGACGAGATCGCCGCCAGCTCGGGGCTGATGTTGTGCACGACGCTACGGGTCGGACTGCCGAAAGTGCTCGGCTACGGATCGTTCGCGGAGATCACGTCGAAGAGCATGAAGTCCACCGACCAGCTCTGGGCGAAACTCCGCGACTGGTACGCGGCGTGGCCGAACGGCGCGATCACGTTCGCGATGCAGCCGAAGCTCGTTGTCAAGCCCGCGTTCGCGCGACCGCTCGTCAAGGGGAAGAGGATGCGCGTCCAGGTGTACGTTCTCGACCTCGTCGGCGGAGACTCCGAAGAAGAGATGCTCGCCCGCCTCGACCGCTACCACGGCTCGATCCAGATCGCGCCCGGCAGCGTTATGCCTGTCGCCGAGCTTCCACCCGGGGCACCAGAAGGAGCCGTGCCGTTCGAGGCTGTCGAAGACATTGTGGACGCCGAGATCGTCGACGACGACCCGGGTCCCGCAGATACGGGGCCGGACTCTGTGGGCACAGCAGAGACACCTCCTTCCGAGCCGACGATTGCATCGGAAGAGACGGCGCCCGCGGTCGTGGCCGCGGGCACCGGCCCCGTAGAGCATGACGCGCTCCCCTTGTCGGCCTCGGGGAGCGCGTCAGAAGCGCCCGGACGGCAGGATGAGACCCCCCTGCCTGCGGCGGGCGCTGGAACAGACGACGGAGAGCCGGTGCTGGCTGCGGTCGCACCGGCTCCCGGCGTCGAACCCTCCACCGACGAGAAGGCCCTGGCTGACCAGGCGGCGAAGATGAAGCCGCCGTGGGGCTCATACCAGACACAGACGCTCGGCACGATCTACAGCAACCCGTCCGGCAACGGCCGGGCGTGGATCGAGTACGCGATCAAGCAGAGCGTCGACGGCAAAGAGTCGAACGCGACGTTCGAGCGCGCACTGTGGGCGTTCGTGAAGGTGTACCTCCCCGACCTCTACGCCGAGCACAAGGAGCATGCGAAATGAGCAACGCCGAACCCGAACTCGACCCTGTCGCCGGACTGTCTGTCAGCACCGTGAAACTGATCCGCAACACGAAAGGCGTCAACTGGGAGATCCGTGTCAGCGAAGGTACGACGGAAGAGGAACTCGTCCGTCTGCGCACGCTCGCCGTCGCACAGCATGAGGCGCTCGCCGCGATGTTCCCGGAGAGCGCGTGACCACCAAGCATGCCCGCAAGAACGAGCGCCTAGACGCGCTCCGCCGCAAGCGCGACCTCGACCTGCGCGAGATCGGCACGGAGCTCGCGAACGGTAAGCAGCAGCTTGAAGAACGGGCCGCGCGCGCGCGAAAAGTCGTGTGGGATGACTTCCGAAGGGCGACAGGAAAGTGACCGACTTGATGACTGAGCTGAAAGAAGCAAACGCCCGGTGCGAGCGGTGGGCTGAGGACTGCGAGAAGGCGCTGGGCCACATCGCCAGGTTGGAGGCTGAGCGGGACGAGGCGAAAACGCTGCTTCGTGAAGGCTTGGTGTCTGCTGCTCGGGCCTGCGAGCACGTAGAGGCTGAGCAGGATGACGAGATAGCTCGTCGTGTCGCGCTCGAACAGGATCGCTCTGATTGGAGAGAGCGCGCCATCAGGCTGCGGGCAGCACTTACCCGTGTTGACTCGGCGTGCGAGGCACTCAGTGACGAGGACGCTGCTTTCATCCGTGCTGCTCTGGCTGGCGAGGAGAATCCGTGAGCGTTGAGAACGTCCAGTATGCCGAGCAGTTGCTAGCGCGCGTCGCCGAGTTGAAGGCTGAGCGGGACGAATGGCGTGAAACGGCTGGGCGCTGGCGGCGAGACAACGACGTTCTTGTTCTTCAGGTCGCCAGGTTGCGTCGTCAGTACATGGACGCAGCCGAAATCATGGAGGCTGAGCGGGACAAGCGCATCGCCGAGTTGGAGGCTAAGTGGCCGTGCGAGAAGGCCGAGGCGCGGGTCGCCGAGTTGGAGGCGATGGCCTTCGGCGTAGACGGGCAGACGTTGCAGGCCCGCATCGCCGAGTTGGAGGCTGAGCGGGACAGGCTGCGGGCGACTCTCGGCCGAATACGGAACGCCCCTTGTTCCCATTGTTGGGGAAACGAGTGGGCTGATGCTGCTCTGACTGGCGAGGAGAAGCCATGAGTGTCCTGTGGTGGGGATTCGCGGATGCGAAGGGATGGATTTGCTTCCGGGTGAAGCCGTGACCGCCGGGGCTGACCGCGCCGACCGCATCCGGGAAGCACTCCTGATGGTTGAGGGCGCGAGCGCTTGGCGTACAGAACGAATAGGTGTCTGGTGCTTCACGGAGGAGGAGCCGCCAAGCGCAGACATCCCCCCGGGTTCGGTGGTGCTGACCGCCGACGAGGCTAAACGGGTGCGGCACGCTCTGACATGGGAAGGTGGGGTCCCGCCTGCGCTTGACGACTGTCTCGCTGCTCTCGCGTTGCTTGGCGAGGAGAAGTCCGATGTATGACACCATTCTCAGTTGTCCGAACTGCGGACTAGAACATCGTCTGGTCGCGGACAATGTGGTGGAGCACCGTGACGCCCTGATCCGTGCGGGTGACGTGCTCGCCACCCGGCTAGACGAAACACCCGTGCCATCGCGCTTCGGGTTCGAGGATCTCGACAAGGCAAAGATGCAGCAGCAGGCGGTGCGAGAATGGCTCGCCATAGCCCACCCAAACGGGGAAGGCCACGTAGACGCGACCACGGTCGGCGAACGCGGCGAACGATCGGGCATGACGTGGGACGAAGCGACAGAATGACGCTGCACGTTCTCCGTGTCCGTACCCGTGAGATTCGCCGGAAGCCCGTCGGCGAACGCTGGTGCTTCAACTGCCGCAAACGGCTAGAGCACGCAATCGTGGTCACGGCGCCCGTCGACCCGATGAGCTACTACGGCCCGAATTGGGCGTATGAATGCGCGCGCTGCAAGGGCGACCACGTTGATTTTCCGGGCTGTTTCTCAGGTCGGGAATGGGCGGACGAGTGACGTCGCGTGAGAGGGCATGGGCCACGCCTGTCCCGGCTCTCTCACGGGGCGCCACCCGAGACGCGACACTCCGCTCTCTCCCCAGGGCGGCGCTCCACAGGTTGCCGCGCCCGGGCAGGTCAGCGGGAGAGCGGCGGGGCTATGCAGGTTCGACTCCTGCCCCCGCTGACTACATCACCCGGACAGCCGCCTACCCCGAGTCAGGCGAGCGGTGAGAATACTCCTCGCATCCGACCTCCAACTCGAATCCGGACAGGCGCTCGGGCACGGCGAGTACGGGCCCGGCAGCCGCTTCGCAGACCAGGAAGCCATGCTCGACCAGATCGCGCGCATTGCCGTGGCCGAAGGCGTGCGGTTGGCGATCCTAGCCGGGGACACGTTCGACCGCTCGAAGCCGTCGCCGTGGGCGATCCTTGCGCTGCAGAAGTTCCTCGCCCACATCGACGAGGCGATCATCATCTCCGGCAACCACGACGTCAAATCGCTGGCGTTGCCGTCCGTGCTCGGCTGCTTCGAGGACGCCAATCACGTCGAGGTGTTCGACAAGCCATCCGTCAAGATCGTGGAGAACGAGTTCCGCATCAGCATGCTCCCATGGATGCCGTCAGCCGCGTTCGACGCGGCTGGGCCGACAGACCGGGATGAGCGCAACGACTGGATCGGCCAGAAGCTAGGTGCCGTCGCGCGGGAACTCGGCAACCATCACTTCGACGGCCGCCGCATCCTGATCGGCCACTGGTCGATCCGCGGCGCCTCCACGTCCACCGGCATCGGCGTGGACGTGTTCCGCGAGCCGCTCGTCCCGCTGGAAGCGCTCACGTCCGGCTACGACCTTGTCGCGTTCGGTCACATCCACAAGATCCAGGTGCTGAACGAGACCCCGCCCGTCCTGTACTTAGGCGGCCCGTGGGTGAACAACTTCGGGGAGGCGAACGAGCCGCACGGCGTCTGGATATACGACACCGAACTGCCCGAGATGCGCTTCGTGCCGGTCAAGGACCCGCGGAAGTTCGTGACGGTCGACCTCGAACCATACGACGCACTGCCCGATGATCTGGCTGACACGGTCGTACGTATTCGCTACACCGTCACCGAGGATGAGGCGCAACAGATCGACCAGGCTGGCATCCGCAAGGCAGCCGCAGAGAGCGGCGCGCACAAAGTCTTCATCCAGCCGACCGTGCTGAAGAAGAGCCGGGCACGCATCGAAACGTCGGCGGAGGCGCTGGACGACGGCCAGACCGTCGACCTATGGCTCGAGCTCGACCGCCCATCGCCAGACCGGCGGAAACGCATCCTCGCCTTGCACGACGAGATTCGGGACGGGATCATCTAATGATCGACGCTGCGCGACGGGGGCACACTACAACGAGATCCGGGACGACTCGCTGTATGCCTCCGTCGCGGAGCGCCGACTCGAGTCGGACGACACTCCGCTCTCCCCAGGTCGGCGCTCCTTGATACCGCTGCGTCTCGCAGCCTCGCACTACGGGCCGTACGAATCCCTGTCGTGGCAACCGCCGCGCGGCCTCACCGCCATCCTCGGACAGAACGCGGGCGGCGAAGGCATCTCGTCGAACGGAGCTGGCAAGACGAAGCTCCTCGAGATCCTCCCGATCGCGTTGTTCGGACCGCGGCTGCCGTGGGGTGAGTACGTCACAACAGGCACCGTCGAGGAGAAGTGCACGGTCGCGCTCGAGTTCGAACATCGCGACTACCAGTACAAGGTCGTGCGCAACTTCGATCCCCGCGGACGCGGCAAGACTTCGCTCGACCTGAACTTGCTCGGCGACGACCTGCAGTGGATCCCGATGACCCGCGAGTCCCAGTCCGAGACGCAGAAGGTAATCGACGATCTGCTCGGCATGAGCGAGGAGACGTTCTCCCAGTCCGTGTTCGCCGCGCAGGGCGCTCAGCATTTCGCCGACCCTGCGCTCACTCCGGCGCAGCGCAAAGCGGTGCTGTCGGAAGCGCTCGGACTCGACGAGTGGGCGCGGTTGGCCGCTGCCGCCACCGAGCGCCGCCGCCTCGCCGAGGCGGAACAGGAGAAGATCGCCGCTAGCCTCGGCGACCGCCCCGACCCGGAGACCGTGGCCGCGGTCGAGACATCGCTCATGGAGATGAACAACCAGAAGATGAACCTGGAGGCAGACCTCGCCAAGATCGAGGAGGCGCTCGGCATCGCCCGCGCGCGCGCCGAAGAGATTGCCTTGGCGGTCGCCCGCCGCCTAACACTGGCGGCCGAGCACGAAGCCGCTAAGGCCGACTTCAAGCGGATAGACGAGATCGTCCGGCAGGGCGTGCGCGCCCGCGAGTTGGCTACCGAACTGCTGCCGCAGATCGCGGAGGAGTCGAAGATCGCCGCGTCCGTCCCCGAGCTCGAGGCGGAACTGGAGCGACGCCGCGTGGCTGACGGACTCATCGCGGAGCGCGACCGACGCCGAGTCGAGGGACGAGCTCTTGCCGCGCGCGCCGAGTCGTTCGCACAACGCAGCAGCGATGTAAACGCGCAGATCGCCGCGACCGAATCCCAGGCCTTCGCTGTCTGCGATCGCTGCAACCGGCCGGTCGACGACGCCTCCCGCGAGACCGTGCTCAACAGTCTCCGCCGCGACTTCATCACCCTGCAGCAGGAGCTCGATCGTCTTGCGGCTGAAGCCCAGAACGAGTTCGATCTCGCCGACGCTATCATCGTCCGACCCGGCGACGACATCTCGACGTCGGACGTTCAGGCGATGCTGTCCGCCGCCCGCCAGTCCGCAGAAACCCTCGTCCGCCTCGAGGAACGCTACGAGGCTGTGGGCGCCGTCCTCGCCGACACCGAACAGGAATCCCTCAGCGACGCGCACCGTGCCGCCACCGAGCGACTGGCGCAGGCAGAGCAGGCTCGAGGAGCGTCCGTCGCGGACGCTGAACCCGACCTGGAATCCGTCAACTCGATCGAGTCCGCCGCCAAGCTGAAGCGCGACCAGTTGATCATGCTGGCCGCCAGCCAAGGGGCCGCAAAGGAACGGCTCGAAACTTTGCAGCGCGCGCGCGCCGAAACCGACGATGCCGCCGAACGATTGGAAGGTCTCAACCTCGAGATCGCCGACCTCCGCTACATGGAGCTCATGTACGGCCGGGACGGCATCCCCGCGCTGCTCCTCGAAGGGCAGGCGATCCCGCAGATCGAGCAGGAGGCCGAACGCGTCCTGCGCGCCCTCGGCACGAACTTCCGTGTCGAGCTCCGCACGCAGCGCGACCTGAAAACCGACGCCGACCGCAAGAAGGAAACGCTCGACGTGATCGTGTCCGACGACGCCGGGGAGCGGTCGTACGCGTCGTTCTCCGGCGGCGAGCGCACCCGGATCAACCTGGCGCTCCGCATCGGTCTTGCTCGCTTGATTGCGAGTCGCAAAGGTGCGGACATGCGAACGCTCTGCCTCGACGAACCCGAGTTCCTCGACGCGGAAGGGTTGCGTCGGCTGCCGGAAGTGCTGCGCTGCCTCACCGAGTTCGACACGGTGCTCGTGATCTCCCACGACGAGGCGCTATCCGACCAGTTCGACCAGACCGTCACCGTCGTCCGCGACGGAGAACGATCCACGGTGCAGGCATGAGCGTCATCACCTTCGAGCAGCTCGGCGTGATCACCGAGGAGATCCCATGCGCCAAGTGCGGAGAGATCACCACCGTCCACGCGCTCGGCTGGTCGGCCATGCCGGACGTCGGCAACTACGTCGGCTCGTGCTGCCGCAAATACATCGGCGACCTCGACTGGGACGAGTGATGACCCCCGACGAAGTCTCTCAGCGCGTCATTGTGATCAGCGCCCACAGCGACGATCCGTCGCAATCACATTACGAGGCGGACGCGCTCTACCGTGACGTGCTAAAGGCCATCGCAGACGGCGCCGCCGATGCTCCGCTGCTGGCCAGCCGAGCGCTCCGAGTCGAGGAGCTAGACCTAACGAGGTGGTACGAGTGATCGTCACGTTCCTCATGTCCTGCGGCGACAACGAGCGCTTCGACGAGGACGCCGCGGTCAACCTGATCGGCACCGTCACTGTCCTCGACATCGGCGGCGACAAGACCGCCGTCCTCATCACAGCCGCCGAGCTAGTAGACGGCGGCGAGGCCATCTACCTCACCTGTCGCGTGCCCGACGAGATCGCGGCGCGCATCCAGTGACCACCGATACGTTCGTCCATCGTCAACCCGAAGGAGGTGGGTTATGCCCACGCTCGTCGCTGTTTTGTCCCCGGGGAACGGAATGGAGATTTGAGACTGATCGCCGCGATCGCCGCGGCGGCCACGCTCCTGATCTTCGCAGCCCCGGGGCAGGCACAACCTCAGTCGCTTGCGCAACGCATGCAGGCGATCATCTACACCGAGTTCGGTCACGGCTGGGTGGGCCAGGAGTTCGTACGCTGCGCCTACCGCGAGACCGGCCACACCTGGAACCCGCGCTCCGCCAACTACCACGACTCTCACGGCGGCAGCTTCGGACTCCTGCAGTTGAACGGCGCGCACGCGCCCGGAGGCTGGGCGTCACCCTCGTTCATCCTCGCGATGTTCAATCCGTGGCAGAACGTGCGGCTCGCCCATCGTCTCTACAACGGCGCCCTCCACGACTACGGCAACGGATTCCAGCCGTGGGGCGGCGGATGCTGAAGGAAGCAGCGCTCTAAGCGAGAACCAGTAACGGCCGGGGGGTTGCGTCTACAGCCACCAGCAAGTAGGTTCGCCTCCCGGCCATCTTCTATGCCCACCGACGAGAGTCCCCAACCATCCCTCTTCTCCGCCGACGGAGAGCCGACCCTAGCTCCCGTGCGCGTCTGCTGGTCATGCAACGGCAACGGGGTGTCGACCGTCCGCGACGGCCCGTGCACGGTCTGCCACGACGGCTGCGGATGGCTCCCCGACTACGACCCCGACACCGAGGAGATGCCGTACTGATGAACCGCGTCGAAGCAACAATCGTCCTTGAGCTATCCGACAGTGTTCACGTCGGCGACACCTTCCAAGTCACAGGCCAGTGTCGAGTCGTGATGATCAGGGACGACCTCATTGATGTCACACCGATCAACGGACCGCGCGACTACGTCGCGGGCGAGCGCTCCTACGAGCTGCTGATCACTGACGCGCGGATGAGGTTCTGATGGAAGTCTGGGGCATCGACTTCTCCACGAAAGCCATCGACGTACTCGAGGTCGCACTCGACGACGAGACGAACATCTGGTGGCACCACGTCCTTGAAGGCAAGACGCTCGAGGAGCGCATCCGATACCTCGACGCCACCGACGACGCGGGCTACCCGCTCACCTCTCTGCCGCGGCGCAACTCGAACCTCTGGGACAACGTCCTCGCCGTCGGCATCGAACGCCCCATCGGACGGTTCTCCACCGACCAACTCAGCATGGTGCTCGGCGCCCTCATCACCCGCGTCCCCCAGTCGACGCTGATGAAGCTCTGGACGCCGCCCGCATGGAAGAAGCAGTGCGGGATGCCCGGCAACTGCGACAAGGCTCACGTCGCCCGCTGGGTCTCCGAACAGATACCCGGACATCCCCTACTCGAGAGTCAGGACGCCTGCGACGCGTACGCCATCGCGTACGCCACCCGGAGCGTCACCGAACTCGCCCCCACCGACGATAGTCCAACCCCATTCACAGAGGAGGCATCGACCCCATGAGCGAAACGTCACTCGTTCTCCCCGACACTCCGACCGCCGTAAGCGAGACGCCCGCCGACGTCCAGATCCCCGAGGGGGCAGCGCCGATCGCCAACATCGAACCTCATGTCGAGCCGATCCTCGCTCCCGTCGAAGGGCCCGATGGGCAAGTCCACTTCGATGCCAGCACCTACGCGCTCGACGTCCCCAACGTCGACGGCGTCCACGCGGAGAAGATCATCATCGCATTCGCAGGCAGCGTCGAACTCGACATCCACGACGAGAAGGACCTCGCCATATTCAACGCCCTCACTCTCGGCAAGGAAGTCGACCTACGCGTCGCAGGCATCGTCGCCGACCGCCCCAGCCCGCTCAAGACCGACAAGGAGACGGGGGCGCAGACGATGATCCGCAAAACCAAGATCGCAGTTCACACCGTTTACGTCCTGTCTCCTGAAGAGCTCGGCTAACTCTCCTCGGAGCCAGGCGCCTGACCGTGACCGCCAGTCGGTCGGACGGTCCCACCCCGGGACCGGCCGAGTACGTCGCCCCACAAAACCTCGATGCCGAGGAGTCCGTGCTGGGGGCGTTAATGCTGTCACGGCAGGCGATCGTGTCGGCGGCCGAGGAGGTGTCGCCCGAGGACTTCTACAAACGCTCGCACGGACGCATCTTCCGCGCCGCCCTCACACTCCACGCGCGCGGAGAGCCCGTAGACGCGATCACGCTCACCGCCGAACTCGAGCATCGCGGAGAACTCGAAGAGGTCGGCGGGAAGATGCGGATCGGCGAGCTGGCGGAACTCGTCCCTGCAGCGGGGAACATCGGTCACTACGCCCGTCTCGTCCGTGAAGCCGCCCACCGCCGGGCGCTCCTCGTCGACCTGCAGCGCATCCAGATGCAAGTGCTGTCCGGCGAGTGGCAGGCCGAAGAGGCGGCCGACACGCTCCGCGCGGTTGCGGACGCGCGCGGCACGAGCGCCGACATCGAACCGTCCATCCGCATCCTGTCGCTCCGCGAGTTCGTGGAGCAGCCACTCGCCGACACGGGCGCGATCATCGGGGAAGGCAAAGACCGCGTGCTCGTGCCGAAGAGCCTGAATATCCTCGGCGGACCCGGTGGCGTCGGCAAGACCACGCTCGCCATGCATCTTGCCGCCCATCTGTGCGCAGGCATCGACTGGCTCGGTCTCAAGGTGCAGCAGCAGATACGGATCCTGCTGCTCGAGAACGAGGGCCCACACGACCTGTTCGCCGAGAAGCTGAAGGAGTTCCGGTCGCGCTGGGACGGCCCGTCGATCGACGACCACCTGATCATCCACGACGCCCCCTGGGGGCACTTCTCGTGGGACGACAAACGCAAGGCGGCAGAACTGCGCGCCGTCGCCCGCGACTTCCAGGTCGACATCATCCTCGCCAACCCCCTGAACCGGCTCGGCATGAAAGGCGCCGGTACACCGGAGGAGACGAACGCGTTCCTCGACATGCTCGTCCGCGGTGGTCTAGGCGACGACTTCGGCATCTTCCTGATCCACCACACCCGCAAACAGCAGGGGCGCCAGAACAGCAGGCAGGTTCCGCAGACCGCCTCCACGCTCGACGAGCTCTCCGGCGCCTGGGGGCCGCACCCCGACCTCGTGATGCTGCTCGAGGCCGACGGGAAGCGCCGCGTGTCGCTGTCGCTGCCGAAGGTTCGCTGGGGCGAGCAGGGCAACCACGGCCCGTTCGTCCTGTACTTCGAGGAGGACGCCACCAAGCCGGTCGGCTACCGGCTGATGGACACGTCGTCGACACGGAAGGACGACGGCGAGATCATCGAGCGGATCAACGAGACGCTGGAAAAGGCAGCCACGCCGCTGAACATGAGCGAGATACGCGCACGGACGACCGGCAACGGCTCCAGGATCGCGTCGCTTATCAACGACGGTGTCAGGCAGGGGCGCTACCACTCCTCCGGCGGCGGCCGCCCGAAGTTCTGGCTGTCCGACGGGGAGGAGCCGCGGCTCGCGGATGCGAGCGTGCTGGAGGAGATCACCGCCCAGCTCGCGGATGAACGCGGCGAATCATCGGTGCCGCTCGCCGACGTATTGGCGCGCGCCGAAGAGGAAGGCTACTCGACATGAGCCCACGACACCCCGGTAACCATCAGGGGAGAACGTGTCGCCGCGGACACTGGGTGCCGCCCGGCGTGACGCACTGCGTTGCGTGCCGTTGGTGGACCGAACGCGAGTCGTGTGACTGCGGCGGGCTGAAGTGGAAGACATCCCAGCGATGCCAGGATTGCGACACGGACCGGAAACGGGCGGCGTGATGGCCGTCCTGGCTGAGACACCCGCCACCTGGATCGGCGTTGTCCAGGTGAAAATCACACCGGGCGAGCTCGCCGGATGCGAACCGCTCGCGCGCGCCGCCGAAATCGGAGGGCAGTCGAACATCCGCAACGGAGACGACCGGCGCCGAACGCTCGTCGAAGACCAGCTTGTCGGGCAAGTCACGGCCCTCGCCGGATGCAAGATGCTGCTCGGAACCGCGCTCGGACATTACGCCTACAAGCTGTCGCGGTGGGCGGCCGATCGCAACCCGACGATGGGAGACGGCGGGGAGGACATACCGCTCTCGAACGTCGACTTCAAGGGGTCGCTGAGGCGCACGGCGAAAACACCGCAGGAGCATCATCTGCTCGTTCGTCCGCGCGAGCGTCACCCCGGATGGATCTACTACGCCGCCCTCGTCGAGCCCGACTTCCTGACCGTCTCTTTCTTCGGATGGCTGGCAGACTACGAGCTACCCCCGGCCGAGGCTGACGGCCCGTTTGAGGGCGCCCACGCCGTCGTCGGATGGGCGCTGCACCCGTGCCCAGACATCCGGTGGCGCGTATGAACATCCCGCGCCGCGACCCGCTCACGCTCGAGCAAGCCTTGATTCACTGCCCCGGCTGCAGCGAACTCCTCGCCGTCATCGAATCGCTCGGCCCCACCTACACCGCCGTCTACCTCTGGCGGCCAGTCGGCGACAGTCCGGGGCCCCGCTGCCACGAGAAAGGACTGACCGCCTGGCAGGCCGAGGCGGCGTTTCTGAGCAACGGCTGCGACGACCACCGCTCCGAGATCATCGACACGTACGGCTGGGGCCCGAGGGAATGGCAACCAATTCCACAAAACGACCACCCGGACGAGCCGTACCTAGACCCGGTCGACGAACAGCTCGAACTCACACTGTGACGTACAAACGGATCAGGAAAGCGGGCGGCAAAATCATCTCCCAGGACGAGGCCAACTTCGAGGCGTGGGCTATCGAACAGCCAAACCTCACCTCGTGCGTATTCTGCCCCTGGACGTTCAAGGGCACAGTGGCGGAGGGCACCATCGCTTTCGCCGAGCACCGGGCCGCCGAACATTCCGACATTCCTTTCGCCAAGAAAAGGAGGAGGCGTTGACGAAGTGCGTCCTGATCGCCGGAAGCCGCAATCCGAAGAACATCTTCCAGGCGAAACTGCTCGTCGACGAGATGGTGCAGCGGCTCGAGCCCGGCATGGTGGTACTGAACGGCGGCGCCAAGGGCATCGACACGTACGTCCTCGACGCCATGAACCACTTCCACCCCGGCGGCATCATCGACCTCGGCACCGGCTGGGGCTTCGAAAAACGCACACCGTGGCCCGATGAGGTGATCGCGCTCGTCTTCCGCGCCAACTGGAAACGCGACGGCAAAGCCGCAGGGATCATCCGCAACCTCCACATGCTCGACCTCAAACCCGACATGGTCGTCGTCGTCTGGAACGGCGAAAGCCCCGGATCCCGCCACGTCGCCGAAGAAGCGAAACGACGCGGCATACACACGGAGGTGATGATCGCGTGACGCTCGAAACCATACGACAGCGCCTCGACAAACGGCCGATCCAGGAGGCCGACCTCGTCGGCCTCGTCCCGAACGCCGACGTGGAACGGCTACTAGCCGTCGTCCGCCTCGCCAGTTCCCTTCTGCACTACGACTCGCAGGGAATGGGCCACTACTTCGGAATACGTGGACAGGAAGCTATCCACCCGTGCCACCT